GTGTTAGTAGTACCTTCCGCTTTGGACAGGGCTACGGACAGCTAGAGATGGGCATTGCAGCCTGCAAGCTGCCCATCCAATACGTCAGTCCCGCCGTGTGGAAAAAGCACTTCGGATTGAACAGGGACAAAGGCGTAAGCCGTGGGCTAGTGACGCAACGTCTTCCGCACTACGCTCATTTATTTGCTAGAGTAAAAGATGATGGTCGAGCAGAAGCCACACTGATTGCTCTCTATGCAGCAGAGAAACTTATCTAAGGAGAACACAATGACTGTAACACAGACAAGCGAGATCAAGATGTATCTCAAGATGGGCTATCGCATCACCGCAATTGATGCGCTCGAAAAGTTTGGATGCTTTCGACTAGCCGCGAGAATCAAAGACCTCAAAGATGAGGGCATGGAGATCGACAAAGTAATGGTCGAGACAGTAAGCGGCGCTCGTGTCGCACAGTATTACAGCCCATCAAAGGTACGCACATGACATATAAAACAACTAAGCTCAGTGATGCAGCACGCCCGTCTGTATGGGACGCGCATGTTACCAAAGCAGCAAGCTCTCCAGTCATGGCTCGAGAGTACAAGAAGTCCGGTTATGTGTTAGACAGCGATAAGATTATGGCGGAACGTATTCGCAATGGCGATCCAATTGGTGAGTCATACCTTAAAGGCAAAGCCAAGGAGCGGCTCAAGAAATTCCAACACCTCAGCGAAGAACACTTCGTTAAGTACGGAAAGTATGAATGACGTTACGTCACTTCGTATTGCTATAACTGCATATAAGCAGTAGGCTACTATTAAATAACAAAGGAGAACAACATGGAACGTAAGGGTTTCATAGGTGGTTCCGACTGCGTAAAAATAATGCAGGGGAACTGGCTGGAGTTATGGCAAGTCAAGACAGGCAGAGTTGAGCCTGAAGATTTGTCTCGCAACATCGCTGTGCAGATGGGCGTTTACACTGAGGACTTTAATCTAGGATGGTTTGCCAATGAGTATGACTGCACTGTGACAGGGTTTCAGAAACCATTTGAAGAAACGATTGGATCAGTCCCGGTCAAGGGTACAATAGATGCTATGGTTGGTGACTCTATTGAGGACTCTATCGTAGAAGCCAAGCACACCAACGCTTATAATACTTTGGATAAAGTTATCGAGTATTACATGCCGCAGCTGCAACTTTATATACATTTAGCCAAGACTAACGGCGCCCATATATCCGTTATCTTTGGCAACAACAAATGGGAGTCAGCCTATGTCAGCAGGAACGAAGAGTATTTCAATTCTATGTGGGCGGTGGTGTCAGATTTCTGGGGTTACGTGCTTCGCGATGAAGAGCCAGTTGGTAATGACCAACCGATACAACTTAGCATTGACAAGGTGTCGGTGGACAACATGGTCAAGCGAGATGCAACCACAGACAACGAGTTCAATGACGCAGCCTACACTTACATTACTTTAGAGGCAGACGCCAAGGCATTTGAGTCAGCCAAAAAACAAATCAAGAGCATGGTTGGTGACAATGAGCGTGAGGTTTATTGCGATCACCTCACAGCTAAGCGCGACAAGCGCGGAGCTATTCGTATCACAAGGAGAACAGCATGATAGGAGTGTATGCGTTTATTCCTAAACGTAAATTGTTTCCATATTACATTGGGTACTCTAAGAATGTTAAAAAAAGAATTAGAGAACATCAAGCAAACGACAGGCCATTTGCTGACATGAATAGTCGCGTTATGTACCAAGCGTTTGAGTGCGTTAAGGAAGCGTATCGTTGCGAACAAAGCCTAATCGCAACGTATAATCCTCTTTATAATAAAATAGGCGGACGAGATGTTCCACGCCATTTTATACATGAGTGTGAAAGCATTGATGAAGTCTTTGCCGGATATGAGAACCCACCATGGAGAAGATTAAGCATGGTAGATTCAGTCTTTTATCACAAAGACCGACAAGAATGGATAGAGAAAGGGAGGCCAAGAGATGACCGATAATGAATTAAGATATGCTCTCTCAATGGGAATGGTAAAAACTATACAGGAAGCAAACGAAGCACTGTCTGAGCTAATGTTAAATAAAAAACCAGAAGAAGAATTAATCGAATTTGTAAACGAAAAGTTCACAAACATTTATGGATTCGGCAAAGCATCATGCGATTTTCTCGCGGATAAATTAAAGGAGAACTAACAATGACTGACACAGCAATCAAGGCGCTGCTCAAAGCGCAGCAAGCAATGGAATCTGTAAAGAAAGATAGCGTGAATCCACACTTCAAGAACCGTTACGCCTCACTCGAGGCAGTGATTGACGCTACGTCAAGCGTGTTCCAAGAGAACGGGTTCGTAGTTATGCAGCCCTGTGGTCGTGACGAGCTTGGCATGTATGTCGAGACAAAGATACTTCACACCTCAGGAGAGGCGTTCTCAAGCAGGGTTTACCTTGTCTTGAGTAAACAGGACATGCAGGGCTTAGGCAGCGCTATAACGTACGCTAGACGCTACGGCCTGCTAGGCATGGCTTGCCTTGCACCAGAAGATGACGACGGAAACATGGCAGCTAAACAATCCAGCGGTGTTCAAGTAACCAAAGGTCTAACATCAGAGAATTCATCGGCATCAGGCGGGTGGTAAACCGAGGGGGTTAATTCCCCAATTAACATAAGGAGCCAGAAGCATGGCAGATACATACGACGACACTAACCGAGGCGCAGCCTTCACACCATTCCCTACCCAGCAGATGATCCTGCAAGGTAAGCTCAACGTCGAGGGCGCAGATAAAAAAATTATGCTGGTCAAGGACCAGACGCGAGACGGCAAGCCCATCATTGAGATGTATGAAAAGATTGGCGTGTTCTTCGAGAACGATAAGAAGGGCAATGAGTCAGCGCCCGACTACAGCGGCCCGCTTGGTGACGACAAACGTCTTGCGGGATGGAAGAAGATGAAAGATGGTAAGCCTTATATGTCGTTCCAGGTAAGCGACAAGATGTCAGGTGGTGCAGCAGCCCCAACAACTGACCCCTTGCAAGGTGATGACATACCGTTCTAGAAAGGAGGTGTTCTCCTGTAACTGGGCAGCCTTCGGGCTGTCCCTTTTTTTATCTAACAAGAGGCGCACATGCAGAAAGCACGATTAAGTTTAAGCAAGTGTATCAACGCAGCAGAGATGGGGCTGACTATACGGGAAACATCTACTCTACTTGATATACCATACAGGCAGATACTAGCATTAAGCAGAAAATATGGAGTTAAGTTTGTCTGCGGAAAGAGGAAAGCTAATGAGCAACGAAGGAAAAATAGCCTTAGAGAGAGCGAAGCGTCTGCTGAAAACCATGGTGTTGTTAGCGGACAGCAAGCAACGCTACAACCTAAAGCAAGAACTCGAAGAGATAAAAGCACTGATCGAGATAGCGCAAAAATAATCAACGAAATCTATAACAGTCAGCTTCCAAGAGCAGAGAAGCACGAACTTATCTATGCAGAAAAATGGCGCGTCTTTGAACAAGAGATGATAGACCTCAAGATGAGACCACCATTTCCTGAACTAAAAGTTAAACTCGACATAGAGAATGCAAAAAACTCTGCAATTAGAAAGCAGAGAGAGCGGTCAGTAGCTAGACGACAAATGATAATGGCTTGTTTTAACAAGAAGCAAGCCAAAGTAGCTGAAGATATTAATAGAGAAACTAAACTAGGACTCCGTATAACTAGCCAAATGCTAGACCTCATGTACCGGGACGGAGTGCTTTCTAGAGAACGAGTGCAGGTTGGCCCAAACAAACGGAACAGTGTCTATCACTATAAAAGGAAGTAATCGTGCGGGTGGCCGTGTGAATGTGGCGCATTCGGTAGCACGTTAACCAACAAACAAGGTTGGACCACCCGCTCGATATTTTTATACAGGTTTTGTTGCCATCTCAAGAGCTGTTTCAAGAGTTTCTTTGTTTCTTCGCGTCCACCCCTTACCAAAAGTTTTAAAGGTTTTAAGTCGCTCATAAAACTTCTGACGAGTATGATATACAGACTCAATAATCCGGTCTGGATCTAAGCCAGCAACAGCTTTCAAAGTCATAGGCCCGATCGCGCCATCTTGTTTTGCTCCAACCGCACGTTGAATAGCCCTTGCTGGCCGACCACTGCCAGAGTTTACAGCCCAATCAAACGCGCACCAATCAACACCGCTTGGAAGATCGTCACCGCGCACTTTGTCCCAATAGTTTTTCTTATAGATCGGAGCCACATCATCAGGTGTCAGGTCGCGCATCTCTTGCTCAGTGCTTTCCCGGCCAATCCACTTGTCATAGACAGCCTTCGTTACACCTAGGTTAGTCATTCCACCTGGATCTTTAGGATGATTTACAAAGCCACCTTCGTGCTTAAGCAACATTCTCAAACAGTGTCCAAAGTTTTCTTTCATTTTTTAAACCCCTTCATTGTACGGATACCAAAGCTAGCAGAGATACTAGCAAAACATGCCCACTGAAACCACTCTGGTGCAGCTGAAATATTAGCGAAGCCCTCCTTCATATAGGGCTGGAGCGGAGGCACGAACGAACACAAAATTATAGCTATGAAAGCAAGGGTCCACGCCTCATCTTTCCATGAGCCATCACTTGCCTGTATCGCGGCCTGCTCCCAACTGATCTCACCAGTAGCAACCTTCATCTTTGTTTCAGCTTCAGCCTTCTTAACGACAGCCTTGCTATCAAGATACGTTGTTGCAAGCCCACCAAGTGAGCCTATGATCTGAGCTATCATGTCTCATGCCCCAACCACACTGCGAAAGCCCCTGTCATAGCCCCTGTAACCACGCTTACAAGCGCAGACTGCTGAGTTGTGGGGTCAGGTAGCGTCATGAACCATTCGACCACCCTCCACGCTGACACAGACATCATCAACATCATTATTCGAGGGAGGATCTTCCAAGCCAACACTCGTTCCATTGCCACAGTCATTCGCTTTCTCCTGTTTTAATTTTAAAACAATAAAGATACTCGTTGTTCTTCGTCACAATAATAGATGCTCTTAGCTTCTCCTCCAAGCAAATCTTTTCAGATGCGTATTGCCCAACCTCAAAGTGACTAACACCCCCCGCAAGTTGCAGCCATACCAGCACCCACATCACCACTTGCCCTGATAGCGACCCAGATAATAAAAGCCTGTGACCACACCAGCACCAGCAATAACAAATATCACTGTGCCAACAACAAAGTTTATAGCATTGTCTATTGC